TATTCCAGTGTGGGTAGATGGCGTTGTCTCCGCCTGTGTTGGAAGTGGAGCGATTCACTTCTTGAGATTTTAACTTCGCTCTTATTTAAGCCAATGATGCCATAATGTAAGCCTCCTTTATTGTGCCTATGTTTGTTTGTGCCTAAATGTATATTAGACATATAGCGTAATATACAACTATATTTATCTAAAGTCTACTACTATTATTGGTAAAATGCTAGGTTTTTGATACGAGCCAACTCGGGATCTTCTGAGACTGGAGTTCCATAGTCCGGCCCTTCGCCAGCGATGTTGATAAGACGGTCCATCCATGATGTCTTATCTAATTTTTCCAACCATGGAAACTTCTTGAACCATTCCCGCTGATTCTCCTCCATACCGTCTCCGGGTGTCAAGCCATGGTCTTTCATTAGTTCCGGTCCGCTGTCAGTGCCTAATTGGGCATAATCGTGGATCACTCTTGCTTTCTCTTTGCCATATCTTTCAGCAACTGCGTTCATAAGTTTTGTCCAATCGTCGCTTTCTTCTTCTGAGAAGAATTCTTCCAACTGTAGGCCTGCTAACTCTATAGCATCTTTCAGTGTGTACTCTTGGTCACCAACTTTGAACTTGTCTCCCGCCTTCATGCCCGCCGCTTTGGCTTTCTGTACTGCCTGTGCGAATTGATTACCTTCAAATTTACCTGCGTGTGCACCGCCCTGCATCTTCTCGTAGTGTTCCGCGGCTTCTTCTGGTGTGAGTCCTAGTTCGTCTGCTTTACTCATGAATTCATCTTTGCTCATGCTCTGTGCCATGTCTGCTATTTTGTCGCCCATGCCCTCGGTCTTGTCTGCGTATCTGTCATCTCCCGCCTTCATTTTTTGGTATGCAGGATTGTTTAAATTTTTGTCTGCTTTCGTCACGGCCATTCTACCCATCAACTCGTCGTAGTTCTTACGTAGGAAGTTGGTTGAAAGTTCTTCGTCGGATGATTTGAACGCTGACTTGCCGTCTTTGTCCAGTACGTCATACACCATCTTGCCGTTGTCGTCTCTGTACATTGACACGTAGGGTTTCTGTTCTGTTATGTTTTCGGCCCATGACTCAAACGCTTCAGTTTCTTTTGCCTTGCCTTTTAGATCTTTCTTGGGATTGAATTCACCTGGTTCCATCCTAACCTGTTTTTCGTATTCTGGATCTTTCTCCATCTTCTTGTAGTCGTCGATGTATCTCTTTGCGAGTTGTATTGCTATCTTTTTGTTCTTCATGTAGTCCGGAGTTGGCTTGAAGTTTGCACTGTTCTCCTGTTCCATCTCATCCGCAACCCTTGAAGCGAAGTTGGCCACCCTGTCTTCCTCGCCTGACTTGGTCAGCATCCTGCTGGCGATGTCGCCCAGTATCGAGCTCAGCATCGTGTTCTTGTTCGTGAATTTTGTGTTCCTCAGCATCTTGTCAGCCGCCGCGTCCTTCCTTAGGATCATCTTGCTGTCTGGATCTGTGAGGAATGATTGCACTATCGCGCCATGGTCAACTGGTGGTTGCACCGGTGCGTCGATTGGCTCAACATCTTTGCCTAGCACTGTCGGCTGTGTGTCTTTGACTTTTGGTGCCTCGCCTGGGTCAAGTTCGTTCACTTGTTCTTCTTTGCCTGCGTTTTCTAATTCTGCCATTACTTTGTTGATAAGTGGGAAAGCGTCTTCCACTCTCTTGTCTAGGTTGGTCATTGTGAACTTCTCTCTCAGTTTGTTTACGGTCTCGTCATCTAATACTTGGTCTTCTGCTTTCTTGTAGCTCTTGCAACTTGATTCATAGTGACCTTGTTTTGACAAATTTCTCATGTACTCTCTTAAATTCTCTAATTGTAGTTTCGTGTTTTCGATAATGTCACCTGCGTTGTCGTTCAGTTGATCCTTGTTCGAAACGTATCTTGAAAAAGATTGTAGTTTCGCTATGTCTTCTGAAGTCTGTATGATGTGTTCACCGAACTCGTCGTGTGGTCTTCCACCGTTGGCCACGTGTCTCATCATCGCCCTCGCACCTGCTAGGTGTGTCAGTGGGTACTTGAACCTCTCACCGTCCTCGTTCTCGATGTACAGTGATTGTATCTGTCTTGATCTCGCACCTGGCACAGTCTCGTCAACCTTGCCTTTGTGTCTGATTATTAATTTTGTCTTGTCTAGGTTCTCGTATGAACGTTTTGCTGTGCCTGTGAGGCCTTCGTTCACACCCGCTAGTTTAGTGATTCTTGCTAGTTCTTCTGACATCTCGTCAGTATTTACCGTTTTGTTCGTATCTGCAAGATTTTGATAATCCTGCTTCGTTAGGTTCGATTTCGTGATATCTCTAACGTCAAACCCTAGTTGGTGCTCTACTGCGTAGTCCTTTAGTTCCTTGAGAAATGCGTACCATTCGTCCCTGCTATCTTCGTCAATTTTGTTGACAAGATCTCTGTTATAGTAAACTTTCATGTTCTCACCATCTGCTAGACTGATGCTTACTGAACCAAAAGTGTCCGCATCCTCCTGGAATTCAAACTCAAAAAATACAGCGGTTTTTGGATCAGCCGTTGCCGCGCCATTTCCGTCGCCCAAACGGACATTAGTGAACTGTGATCTAATCTTGTTGAATAGGTCTACTGAGTTTTTTGGATTCATATAGCGTATTTATTATCCTGTGAACGATCCAAATATTGGCATTGGTGTGATCTCACTGGTCCTGTCAGTCCATTTTTCAAATATTTTTGGATCAAAATCTGCCAAAACCTTCATCATACGTGTCATTAAAAGGCAGGCACTCACTAGGTCGTCGTGCTGTCCGGGTTTGGCCTTGTAACTCAATCCACTTGCAACGAAATCCTTTAGTTCGGATACAAGCAGTTGTGAGTTTATTTTCATCTTTCCACTCTCAATGAGCTCTTTGAATTTTGTACAAGCGTCTATTTTAAACTTTGCAGTTGTGTTGAATCCTCTTCTAAATTTCCTCCTGTGTCCTTTTCTAATTGGTTCAGATAAGAACATTCCTTGTATGTTTTCTTCACCTATGTCCATAACTCTCATGAGCGCGGCTTCACCTATGGTGTTGTTTTCCATTGAATAAAATATTTGTGGAGTTGCTGTGGAGTCCTTTTCTAAAATTGTGTCGTGTATGTGCTTGTTGATGCCCTGTAAAATCCTAACTTGTTGATTCATGGGAGTGGTGTTGTGTTGCCATTCTCCCACTTGCTCAAATGTGGGCAGTTCGAACACCTGTATAGCGGCAAAGTCTCCACCCGTCCCCATGCTAGGGTCTAAGGAAACCATGTAGGTGTGTCCCGGAGTTGGCCTTTTGAACCAACGCACTTGCCCCGTGGTCTCCACTGGTGGCATGCCCTCCATGTCGGCCAAAGTTATACTGTTGATTAATGTCTCGTCAAAAATCAAGAACTCACATTCGTGTTCCCGTCTAAATCTTTCTTCACCGATCCTGGCTCTTTCTGCTTCTGCCCATGCCTCGTCTCTGTCTGGGTGTTCGTTCCAGTGCGCCTTCATGGCATAGAAGCCGTTGGTGCCCACTATCTTGTCGTTTCCATATTCATCAAATCGTTTGTTGGCCTCTTTCCATATCATGGCGAACTGGTCTTCGTCTGAGTTGGGAGTGCTTGTGATCATGCACTTACCACCTGTACTCAAAGTTGGCGACAGTGAAGTCCAAAACTCTTTGGCTTTCTCGGGTGGTTGCACGAACGCGAACTCATCACAATAGATCATTGTCAAGGACATACCCCGTCCTGTGTTCTCTGTTGTTGTGGTTGCCATTATCTTTGATCCGTTGTCGAACTCTATCGAGTTCCTGTTGTATTGGTTGACTCCGGCTTTGATCCAAGCCGGCAACATCTCATATGCATAACGCACCCTAGACATGATGTCTGATGCTCCTGCGTATTTGTGTGCGGCAATTAGTATCTGTGAATCTGGCTTGAACATGGCGTACCATATAAGATAGCCCGAGGCACAGGTTGTCTTGCCTGTCTGTCTGGGCAACATCGAAATACTGAATCTATGTGAATTGTATGCTTCGATCAATCTCTCCTGGTACGGATAAGGTTCAAAAGGCATTTCGCCTTTGGTAGGATGCTGGATCTTCATGAACTGTTTCATGAAATACAAAGGGCCTGTCTTCTCGTCCATGCACTTCTCAAGTTGTTCTACTTGTTCCTTTGAGTATTTGTGCCTTTTATTGGCCTTCTTAATTTGGTCTGAATCTAAACTTACGTATGCCATAACGTAGTATTTAATGTCGTAGAGTGTGGTAGAAAACTAACTTATTTTTTCTCTTTAGCCTCTTTGTCCTTGACGGCCTTCTTCATTGGCTCTTTCTTGTCACCATCTTTGTCCATGTCAAGGAAATCAGGTTTGGCGGCTTCTTGGTAAGCCTTCTTGAAATTTTGGTATTGTTCTCTCAGGCTGTTTGCTAGATCCTGTTCTGTGATCTGGTCTTCCTTGGCAACTGCCATTGGGTTGTCACCCGGATACTCTTTTCTGTGTTGAGATTTCTGTCTGTTCAGTCCACCTGAGTGTACATTTACAAGAGTGTCAACGTCATGAGTTTCTGGCTCACCTTTGTAACCATCAGGTGCGTTGGCAAATGTTTCTTCTGCTTTTTCATCCTCTGGTTTCTTTACGATGTCTCTCATTCTGGCCATGTCCATCGAACCTGTTGCGTCGTCATGGTCATGCTCTGGCTCGTCGTCCTGCGCACCGATCATTTTAGCGTCAACTGGTTTAACACCTGCAAGTTTAAGAATCTGCATCATCATGCCTGCTTCTTCTGGCGTGTCTGTTGAAATTTGTATTGCTTCTTTAACTGTTTCTTTCTTCATTTCTTTTTTGCCTTCCATTGGCTTTTCATTGTCTTCTGGGTCACCATTTATTGCATCGTAGAAACCTGCTAGGCTACTTCCGTGCTTTTCTAAAAATTCTTTTCTTGAAAGTTTTTCGGCCTCATCATGTAGGTAGTCTTTCATTCTGCTTTCGTCAACTTTGGGATTTGTTTTCTCCACGTTCTCCACAGCATCTTTAACTAATTCTGGTTTGGTCTCTGCGATTTCTTGTAACTTCTTTAATACGTCGATCATTTCCATAACTTATTTCCTCTTTGGATCTGGGTGTGGATTTGTTGATTTAGAAAGCGGACTGGGAGTACCCTGCTCTTCGTTGCTTTGAATGTTTGCTTTTTCTTTTGGTTGGTCTTTGTTCTCTTCTCTGTCTTTAAGTAATTCTTTTAGTAGGCTCATGTTGGCCTTGGCTGAATGGAAGTCTTCTGCATTAATTTTAGCCGAATCTGTGTATTCTAAATCCAATAATTTATTTTTGTATTCTGAATTTTTTGCTACCTGCATGTTATCTTGGTATTCCTCTGTTGGCTCGCCTGGTTTCCTGACAACGATGTGTGTCTGTGGCAAGTTCATATACACCCCTAAATATTCTTTTAATTCTCTTACTGATACTGGATAGTTTGTAGTCACATCAAAGATAGTAACTTCTTCGTTGCTCAGTTGTGGGAAATCAAGAGGCACAGTCATTATAGGTGTTTTCTTCCCTGATGACATGTTAGCAACGTCAAATTTTTGAAGTGCAGTTTCCATCTTGTTAGCGAAACCTTCTGGCAGTGCGCCCGCAACCTTTATTTTATAGTCATATGACTTTGTTGATTCCGTAAGGTATTGTGAGAATGTGCTCATATGCAATATTTAGTCTTTTTTCAGCAGTTTCTTCATCAATTCGTTTCGATCAGATATGACAAAACCCTCTGATTCTTCCACTGCTGTACCGTCTTTGTCGTTTTGATCTAGTTTTTGCTTTTTAAGTTGTAGTTCAATCATTTTGAGTTTTTTGTCAATTTTACCACTTTTTGCATCTATGGCGTTTCTAAGCATAGTGCTGGCAACTTCAAAGATTCGGCCTGAATAACGTGAGTCCACATTCATCCCCAAATCCATAAGATTCTTATAACTTTCTTCTGCCTCTATGGCCAGTTTGTCTAGTTCCAGATCACTTAATTCTCCAAGTCCTTTGACCTGTGGCAGTGCGGCCGCAACTTTGTCAAACTCTTTATAACTTTTTTCCAGATTTGCTTTTGTTTGTGGATCTAAATTTTTGTTTGCGGACGAACCGTTAGTTTCATTTAATGCTCTGTGTTTTTCTTTTTTATCAACTTCCTTGAATGCTTCTTTGACGTTTGGTAAATTAAGAATATCTTCTAGTTTTTTTGTCATGTGTATATTTACTTACGTTTGCCTTGATGGAACAACTGCTCTTCTGACACCACTCTGAAACCTATTCTTCTCTGCTTTGCATACGCCGACGCGGCCTCCCATTTGGCCTGATTAATCACGACTTGTTTCTTTTTACCCATGCTCCGTCCTGCCGATTCCATGTTTGTTTGCGACATTGGTTTTACTTCTATCATCTCGGCGTGTTTCTTTCCCGTCTTGTCAATGTACACGACAAAGAAGTCGGGCACGTAAACTGTGTACTTGCCTGTGAATGGATGCCTGTAAGGAATCTTGATTGACTCTGATGCCCATTGATAAACATTTGGATGTTCATCGCATAGGCGCATGAAAGCGTGTTCCCAACTGCTTCTATATGTTGGAGTCTTGATGCCAACATATTTTTCACCGTTCTTAGGTGAGAACTTTCCATTTGCGAATCTAGGAATCATTAATCTATTATATTTCTAGATACTGTTCCTGTTGTGTTGAGGGTCTGTCTTACTCCCAGCCTACTGGATTTGTACCTGTTGGCATTTAAAATTATTGTGATAAGTTCACTGAGCTTTGCAGGTGAGGCGTAGGTCAATTTGTCTAAAATTTCCTGAGGTTTTACACTATCAATCTTTGCCTGTGATAATATCACGTATGCTGTTGACTCTGCTGAAGTTCTTGTGAAACCTCTCTTAACGAAGAAGGCCACAGTGCTGTCGTACTCACCAACGTTGAACTGGTACTCTGTTTGGTAGTTTGTTGTCGTTAGTTTTTCGATTGTTTTGTCTAACTCGTTTTGTTGTTTTGGCGGTAAGTTTGTGTAAAATTCTGCCATTATAATCCTGCTTTCTCGACTGCGATCTCTACGTCTTGTGATGATCTTTCAATTTTTATGTATCCTTCGGTCACTAACTTTCTTACGTCTGTGATTGCCTTGTTTTCATACACTGTCTTGACGGTGTTTGAACTGCCGGCGTATTCCAGATCCGATTCTGCCACAGATAAGTCTTTTCGAGATCCTATGTCTTTGAAGTATATACTTGCGGCGATTTCATCTTTAACTTCTTGGTTGTTCGAAATTAGGTTAAAGGCCTCGTCCGCTGTCAAGAAGTTAACTGTGTCTAATGTTGGCGTAGTCACCACACTGTTGTTGCTGTTGTTTGTGTTGTCTGTGGTTCCTTTTGCTGAGGCCACTAGTGCAACAGTCGCCGCCGCGGCCGCAGTGCCCACTGCGAATCTGCCTACAGGATTCGTTATAGTGCCTGCCTGTTTTCCAACCTCCAGCACTCCTTTCTTGGCCAGCCCTTTTAGTTCCTCTTTTGCATCTTTCTTTTTAATTTTTTTGGCGTTTCTATATGTGTTTGATGCTGTGAGAATTGCTCCAAGCACATTTCCTTCACTTACATTTCTGATTACAGATCCAACACCGTCCACGATACCTCCAGGACCAAAAATACTGTTTGTACCTCCGCCTAACACTGTCAAAGGTGACGGTTCCTTGTCATAGTGTATGGTCGCGAATCCTGGAATTTCTCCTTTACCTATAGTGCCTGTCTGGTATATGACTGTTTCATAAAGTATTTGCATAGTGTTTGCTAAAACACCCTGTCCGTCAGCGGCATCCAGATTGTCGTGACTGAATGAGCCTATCTTTGGATTGACCAACGACATTGATGTGAAACGTTGTTTGTGTAACACAAAAATCTCAATGCCCCTCAGGTAAGGTTTTTTCCTTTGAGCCGGAGTATCCATACCAAATTTGTTTGTCCTTCTGGCACTTCCATATAGATAATAATCGTCTTTGGTCGCATCGATGCTCAGATCTGAATTCATTGACACAGAGTCTGCTATGTGGTACTCATAATATTTTTTCCAAAATGCATTGACTGTGTCTGCATGGTCGTCATGGAACGTGATGTTCACAGGTTCGTACGCTATCCTCGTTGCCAGGTACATCTTCTTGTTGTACTGCGTTTTCTCCTCCACGCTCATGTCGAACTTTGGTAGGTCACAGGCCTTTACCAGCATGTTGAGTTCAAACTTTTCACTCTGGCTGAATGCTGTCGCAAACAGGCTCTCATCTGTGTCGAAAACCACGTGGAACAGGAACTTTTGCTTCGGCATCAATTTATGATTGTTATCAATGTACAATCTTGATGCGTGCCTGTAGTCCTTCATTCCGGGAAGGTTGTCTTGGAAGCCCTGTAAAAAATTATTGATGCTTGGCATATGGATATTTATGGCCACAAAAAAAGCGCCTTTAAAGACGCTTTCTTTGTTTATAATTGCTGATCTAAATTGTATTAACCACCAGTACTCAATGTACCCACAGTTCTCGCCACCGCTGAACCTATACCAGTACCTTGAGGAGTTTGGATACAGTTGTCGTATCTTACTGACATCGTGATAGTTGCTGGATCTGAAGTTGCGTATGCTAGTGTGTTGTAGTTAACGTTCTCTACGTATGCACCGTATAACTCAAATGTTTCTAACACATTTGGTGCACTTGCGCCGTTACCACCGTCTAGCATTTCAATTCTAGCAGTAAATTTGTAATCAATACCTGATGCCGCCGAACTTTGCTCGAAGAAATCAAATTGTTTCTGGATCTGTTCGCCAACCAATTTAGTTACTGAATTGTTTACATCATCTCTTAAATTAATTGTAATTGGTTCCCAAGTATGTTTACCTGCAACATATACTTTAGAGTTGTAAACATCTAATGTAACGTTGTCAAAAGTAAGATTTGGTCTTGTAATATCAATTACTTGTTTTGTAAGTTCTGATCTTGGTGTTGATACTCCAAAATTCTCCAGGATCGCTCTGAAACGATACTGTAGTTTTGGCATCAATAAGCCTTGTGATGCTGAACTCTGATCGTTTGCTAAAGGTACTGTGAATTTTGATAAAGTTGATATTGCCATCTGTTTCTCCTATTTATTCCAAAATTAGTTCCCTAAATTTGCAATCTCCCCTGTGTTTTTGATTCTTAATGGTATGTAGATAAATTCAACCGATTTCACAGGTTCAATCGCTATGTCCACATAAAGTTCATTTCTGTCTATCCTTGTAGGTGTGTTGTTTGTGTCATCACAAACTACTAGGAAGTCATACAACGCTCTTTGTCCAACTAGTTCTAACAAGAATGACTCGATCGATTGTTTGATCTCGTTCCTTGTCAACTCATCATTTGGTTCGAAAATAAACGGTTTAGCAATTGAATCCAATTGTGTTCTTAGATACACTGCTAGTCTTGATACGTTGATTCTGTCTAAGGCAGAACTAGCCGATGTTTTAGTCAAGTTTCCAAAGTTCACAATACCTGCTCCTGAGAAGAAAGTTATTGGATTGATCTTCACTTCGTGCATTGAATCTCTTACAGATTCAGTCACAGAGATCGTTTCGAACTCTCCACTTGCTGAGTCAATGTAACCAACTGAAGTTGCGTTGTCCACAACACCTCTTCTTGTACCTGCTGGTGCAAACCATGGGAAAGCAACGTTGTCGTTGTTTGCCAGTGTTCTCATCATCATGTGTGATGCCGGAACAACAATTGATTTACCTGTATTGTCTGTTGTCAGACCCGATGGATAAAATACTCCAAGGTAATCACTTGCGCTTACTAGTCCGTCCTCACCGTTGTCTGTGGCACCCGCTGTGTTGTTGGCCCAGCTCTGTATAGACGTCGCTGTGCCTTCTAGTCTTAAAGGTGTGTCACCAACAACAAACGCTGTGTTGTTTCTGTCTGTGTTTAGGTTAATCATGTTTGAAATCGCTTCTGGGTAACCAGGACAAGCAATCACGTTGAAACCTCTTTGGTCTTCCCTTATCGCTTGGTTTGTGTCGATCTCAGATTTAATTTGTTCAACTATGACTTTTCGCTGAGACTTTCTACCAAATGATCCTGATCCGTCGGCATTGTTGTTCGATTTTGTTATCCATCTGTCTGGGTAGTAACTAGATACGCTCTCGTTGTTGTATCTTGGGTTACCCAAACCAGAAGAACCTGATCCAGGATATTTGCTTGTTGTGATGTAACTGTTTTTGTATTCTTTAACATTGTAACCACTTCTTCTAGTGTTCCATAGCAAGATACCTTGAGGGTATAAAGCCGGATTTGGTGCATCTGGATCTAGGAAGTCATCACTCAAAAGATTTTTGATTGAACTGAAAGCACCTGCTCCTGTGTTTCCTTCTGCCCGCTTCTCGCTTGAAGTGTGTGATCTTGCGTCGGCAAAAACAACACCATCTTCTGTTGTTTGGTCTGCCTTGTCAACAAGTTCCCAAGCCGCTCCTGACGTAGTCACTGCAACTTGGTTGGCTGTGTTTGTAGAGCTCAATGTTGCAGAAGTGTTGTATTTGTAAAGTTTTGGATAGTTTTCCAAGTCACTTGTATCAATCCATAAGTCGTTGTTCACAAGTGCTGTTCCATCTGACTGGGTAGTTGGTGCTGTTGCACTGAACTGTGGTCCATTTGGATCGGTTGTAGCGTAAACTTCTCTGTAACCTTTCCAAGTTGTTCCGTTGTGCGTCATGATGTCTGCTTCGTCTATTGTGGTGCTGTACCATAATGTACCGTCTGCTGGCTCATTAGTTGGTGCACTTGAAGATGCAGTGTAGCTCAAACGTTTCCAGTTGGAAGCAACAACTTCATTTCCTGTTGTTGAATCTTCAGAGTCGCCTGTTGGTGCAACGTACAAGTTGTCGATCTTTGTAGTGCTGTTAGTCTCGTATCCACCGTAATCGTGTGCTTGTGATACACCCAAACCAGCATCTCCCAAAGGATCTCCCGATATGTTGTTCATTCTGAATTCACCACCCAATTTGTGTTTTATCTGGATTGCACCTTTGTACTCTCCTGATGAAACAATAGATGCTTCAAGATTCGTGAAACCTGCGGCTGTGAATGCAGTGACGAAGTCCTCGTTGTCAGCCAAGGTAGATCCATCACCTGATTGTATTGTAACTCTTTTCGCCGTCGCTAACGATGAACTGTTCTTAACTGATTCTTGAACATCAAAAGTCTCGTTATGAGTGAAACTTGGTTGTGTAGTTTTGGACTGGATTACTGTTTCTCCGCCCTCGTATCTGAAAAGTTGGAAGTCACCCTGCTCTCTTGTGTCATCCTGAGCACTTACAGGGTCATTGTTTTCAGTCACGTTGAATTGTGTGTACACTGTACCCACTGTGATTGCTGTACCACCTGTTGAAGGATCTAGGTTGTAGATCGCAGTCTGATGGTTTGCGTAAAGTGGCGCACTTACAGTTGAAAAACTTGCATTTGCCGAGCTGTAAAGTTTAGCAACAATGTTTGCACCTGAGTTGGCGCTTGTTGTCTTGAACCAAACTGAACCGTTGGGTCTGTCCTCGTCTGCTGTTTTCCAAGTTGGTCTTGACGTGTGAGCCGCTTGAAAAAATTTAGCACCGTTGTATGTGCCTGCTGTGATTCCTAGTTCAGCAAGTACACCGTTGCCCTCTTCGAACCTGATAGTGTTGTTGCCTGCTGTAGAGTCACCAGTCCTTACACCATTGTGGAAGATTTCTAAAGCACTTGTTGTGCTGTTGATCGATGCTGTAACTCCCGGAGAGTTTGCAGTGTTGATAGCATCTCTCACGTCTGTTAGAGCGACACCGCCAGGTGTCACTGTGGTCCCGTTGATTGTGAAAGTGTTACCACTAGTTACTGTAGTGCCTGACGCAACCGAAACGATAGGATGAGAACTGTGCCATCCCGGAGTTCCGAGTTGTTTCCATTCGTTGCTGGCGTTTTTGTAATAGATTTTGTTTGTTACATGAGTTGTGTTGATGGCGTAGTCTCCTATTGATCCCACTGATGTCTTTGGAGCACCAGTCGTTGCGTTACCTACCAGGTCAGTACGTGATGTGATCAAGATTGGAGTTTTTGCCGTGAATTTCTGATCTGTCTGAGACCACTCAAAGATGCCATAATTGCTTGATGCAAGGTCAAACCAGTATGTGCCATCTGTTGGGTTCGCTGTTGGAGCCGTTGCACTTCCGATCAATTCCGACGTGTCAACATTTGTTCTTAACACGTATGCTCTGTTGGCAACGCCCAAGAAACTGTATGCCGCTTGTAGTCCCCACTCATTTAATTCATATCCATGTAATGGGTTGCCTGAAGCGTCTGTGTAGAATTTTGGATCTCCAAAAGTCTCTGTCAATTCTCTCTGTGATGAAATCAGGTATGCTGTATTGGCGTTAGCAGATTGTGTTCCTGCCGCTGTGCCGTCTCCTGCACCGTTTGCCTTGTCCTTTGATGATGCTACTATGAATAGTGGTGTAGTACCCGCATCTGATGGTACGTAGAAACTTTCGTTTATTACTGAAACTTCTACTCCTGGTGATGTTAAAGCCATTTTTCGTATTCTCCTTGCAAGTGTTACGTATATACTAGAGTTATTTATTCAATCATACGGTTTTTACGACAAAATTTACCATTTAACAGGTGCCTATATAGGCGACGTAAATATAGCATATGAGCGATAACCTTAGACCGTTGTGTGAACAGTGCAAGTCCAAACCTAAAGCATATGCGTACCGTCGTTATGGTAAAGTTTATTGGAGGAGACTATGTGATTCGTGCAATCGTAAAAAGGCAGGCAAGAGGATTGGTGGCATCACAGCACTGCAAAGGTCTGGTTACAAAAAAGCCAGGAAATGTGAGTTGTGTGGTTTCAGGGCCACAGAATCAACCCAGTTGGATGTGTTGTTTATTGATGGGAATCTGCGTAATACCAACGCTTCTAACTTAAAAACAGTTTGTGCCAATTGCCAAAGGTTGAGTGGAACCCGAAGGCTTGGATGGCGCATGGGTGATCTTGTTGCTGACGATTAGGTCATCTACTTTTTTGTATAGTTCTTCTAATGATCCGTTATTTTCAATGGTGAAATCAAAATCAGACCTTGCCCAAACATACTCAGATGAATGCACACCCTGTGGTACTATATTGCCTTCCACGTAATTTGTGAACCATTCTGGATCGTTACCTTTCTTTACACGTATTATCTTGCCGCCACGTGCTCTGATCTGATCAATCTCATTAGGAAATCTTGTGTCAGATATCACAGTGGGTTTGCCGTCATATCTGCCCAGGCAACTGTCCACCCATATTGCGTCATACATCTGACCTCTCATGACTTCTGTGCCAAAATGTTGCAGAACCCAGCGCGGAGTCACGTCCTTGCCAAACTGTTGGCTCCAAAAAGCATCAGGTTTTTCACGCCATTCTCTGCTTTCTTTTGTACTTCCTTCCAACATTTCTCTGTTCCAATTGAACATGGCCGCGACAGCGTCCTTGAGACTTTTCGCAAAACTGTCCCTTCTGTAGCCATGCTTGTCCACCAGCCTTTGTGCGGCGGTGTCTTTACCAGAACCAATTAGTCCTACAATTCCTATAAGCATATTTAGATTATACTATTTTTTTAGACGTCTTTCAATCTCTTTTTTGGCTTCCTGTACAGTGGCCAATATTGTTTTACGAAAATCTTTTTTACCTTTTTTGAGAGCGAGTAGGCTCATATTTTCAAGGTCTGTAACAACGACTTCCAGTTCGTCTATGCTGAGGTCAGAGTATCTTCTATATCTGGAATCTGTCATTTCGCTATTATTTAATTTTAAGAATGTTGGTATTAACCAATAACAAAACTGTGAGGTGTTCCGCCCTCTTGGAAGTTGCCTATCTCTTGGTCAAGTCTTTCCATTTCTGTCATGCCCTGCTGTTTAAGTTCAGCACCGTTCAGGGTGGTACCACCTTGTGGACCTGCTATGGTGTTGAACTTGCCTCTGGCCTCGCCTAGCATGGTTTTGCACACAGCAAGTGTGTAATCTCTGATCCAAGGCTTTGCGTATATGTCTTTGAACAATGTTATGTCTGGTCTGTAGTTGTCTGTGTGCATAAGCACAGTTTCGTTGTCTGCTCTTGGCCTTTGTGTGATAGTCAATTTTTTAGTGGCGTTGTCATAATGGAACTGTATGAAACTACCGAACAATTTTCCAACAAGTTCTTGATAACTTGCAAAGGCATAGTAAGTGGCAAGGCCTCCGGTGGCTCCTGCTCTCAGTAGATAGGTGTTTGTGTAGGCAAGGTTGAATGGCTCGAAAAGTGTGCCACCTTCACCGCCCTCTGTACGTGAACCAACAGTCCTACGATTCAAGTTTCTCACGTTGATTACTTCATCTGGTAGAATGTAGGAATTTTGGTTCTTTTTGAGTTCCAAGAAAGCATATGATTCTTCAACTGCGTTTGAAGATCTCTGTCTGTATCTGTTTGTGGCTCTTTCTAGGGCCGTCTGGTAGTGTTTTGGGTCTAATTCAACATCGATCATGCCCTCACCGAGGTTATTTTTCACATAATCAAATATCTCTTGTTGACCTGTTTGAAGTTCTGACATACTCATATTTATTGCCTTTGCCTGCACAATAAATATGTGTGATATGCCAAGATTATCCATTTTCAAGCCAGAAAAGGGCAACGACTACAAGTTCTTCGATCGTAACATCCGTGAGATGTTCACGGTGGGCGGAACAGACCTACACTACCACAAATACCTGGGGCCGTACGATCAGGGGTCAACAAACAAGGATGGCCCAGCGACTCCAACTCAGCCACAGTATTCTGGTGATAGTCTCAATGAAAGAACAATACAGGATTTGTTGTTTTTAGAAAACAGAGACAGGAAATATGATGCTGACATTTACACGATAAGAGGCATATACAATGTTCAAGATGTCGACTTTAACCTCAGCCAGTTTGGAATGTTCTTACAGAACGACACATTGTTCTTGACCGTGCATCTCAATGACAGTGTTGAGAGATTAGGCAGGAAACCAATGAGTGGAGATGTCATAGAGTTCCCTCACATGAAGGAAGATTATAGCCTAGACGAATCAATACCTATTGCGTTGAAAAGGTATTACGTAATAGAAGACGTCAACAGGGCCGCGGAAGGATTTTCGCAGACATGGTGGCCTCATCTTTTGAGATTAAAATTGAAATCATTAGTGGATTCACAAGAATACAGAGACATACTAGGTGATGCAACAGCCACGGGATCTTTGGCTAGTTATATGTCGACTTACAACAGAGAGAAAACAATATCGGACCAAGTTCTGAAACAGGCAGAAGAGGATTCACCAAAAGCAGGTTTCAATTACAAACAGTACTATGTGGCACCTATAGATGAAAGAGGAAATATACGAACAGACAATGTAAACACCGAAGAGGACAGAGCAAGTAGTGACCAGACTGTGAATGCTGTGATTGACACGCCCGCTAGTTCACACTACGGATTTTACCTGGACGGAGACGGAGTTGCACCAAACGGCAATCCTGCGGGTTTTGGTATAACATTTCCGACGTCGGGTGTGGACAAAGGAGATTATTTCTTGAGGACAGATTATCTACCAAATAGGCTTTTTAGGTATGATGGCAACAGATGGGTAAAAATTGAAGATTCTGTGCGAATAACCACATCAAACACCGACACTAGATCAACGCAAAAAACTGGATTTGTAAACAACGCCGAGAGCGATACCATAAACGGCCTCACAGTGGATCAAAGGCAATCGCTTGAAGAAGCACTTAAACCAAAGGCTGACAATTAATGTTACACTTTTATTCAGGACAGGTAAGAAGATTTTTGACACAATTCATGAGGGTGTTGAACAATTTCAGTGTTGAAACAGGAAAAGGGAGTGACAATCGTGTTGCACTGAGGCCGGTTCCGGTTGTATACGGAGACCCTACAAGGCAAGTGGCTAATCTAATTAGAAATAACAGCGAGAACGCTCTGAACTATGCACCAAAAATAGCGTGTTACATCAGAGAACTCAACTATGACAGAGAAAGGATGCAAAATCCATACCACGTGGAAAAACAGCACCTCAAAGAAAGAGATGTTTTAGAAGACGGAACATACAGTAATAGATTGGGTGCTGGCTACACTGTCGAGAAAGTGATGCCATCACCATTCAGATTAGAGGTCACTGCTGACATCTATAGTTCAAACACCGATCAAAAATTACAAATTTTGGAACAAATTCTGTACCTGTTCAATCCAGATTTCGAAATACAGAAATCGGACAACTACATCGATTGGACCAGTCTTAGTTACGTGGAATTGACGGGCATTACTTTTAGTTCGAGAACAATACCTGTAGGTGCTGACACAGAGATAGACGTAGCAACAATGACTTTCAGCATGCCAATTTGGTTGTCACCTCCTGTCAAAGTCAAAAAACTTGGTGTTGTGCAGAAAATAATCATGAGCATTTATGATGACGACGGTGGCATCAACAAAGGATTAATAAGTGGACCTCTCCTTTCACAAAGTTTTGTTACCCCTAACAATTTTGGGTTACTGGTCACAGGTAACCAGTTAAGGTTATTGGGCACAACAGGTACTTCGGTCAAGTCTGGAGGCGATGGCTTCCACACCGGTGCGAATGCTGATACTTTTGCAGATCCATTCCAAACTTTTGGTCCACCGGTGAACTGGAAAGTTTTACTAGACCAGTATGGCAAGGTACGCAACGGAACTAGTCAAATAAGGTTAACTCAAGAAAACGGTAATGAGGTGATAGGTACAATAGCGACATCATCTTTGGACGACACTATCTTGCTTTACACAATAGATTCAGACACTATACCATCAAACACTATAACTCCTTCTGTAACCAAAATAATTAATCCATTAACATTTGATCCAGGTGCAACACCAATAAACGGCACTAGGTATCTAATAACGGAAGACATAGGAGATCCATCAAAACGTGTTGGTAAGACGGCGGCGGAAACCACTGAACAAGCATCTGATACAGACACAACCGCTGACGAATCCTACTTCTTTTCTGCAAGGTGGAAACATGCTCCAGCAAGTAAAAATGATATCATTGAGTATGATTCTACCAATGATGAGTGGGACGTTGTATGGGACGCATCGAACCCTGACTCCACATTGGCCTATGTGACCAACCTTAACACAGGTATCCAGTACAAGTTTACAAATGGCACCTGGGTAAAAAGTTATGAAGGTATCTATACTGCTGGTAAATGGACCATCGTGCTTGACGGTGGTGCAACAGCGTATGATTCAGACACAGACGCAACTACTCCTTGATAATTCCAAACATAAGTGTTATAATAAATTATGAAAGAAAACATTGTTTGCTCTGGAGCACTTTTCTATAGCACTGCTACCAAGCGTTTTTTGTTCCTACAGAGAACTGACAAGAAGACACAGGGCACTTGGGGACTAGTGGGCGGACAAGCAAGGTATACAGAATCCGCGTTTGAAGGGTTGAAGCGGGAGATAGCGGAAGAAGTGGGCGACACACCCAGATTTAAAAAGATAATCCCTCTAGAAATGTTCACATCTAACGATCAGAAATTTTTCTTCCACACATACTTGATTGCCATAGAATCAGAATTCATACCAAAACTTAATGCGGAACACTCCGGCTACTGCTGGTGTGCGTTTGAATGTTGGCCCAAGAACCTGCACATGGGTCTAAAAAATACACTCAACAATAAAAGTATAAAAGGTAAGTTGCAGACTATACTAGATCTTATAGTTTAACCAGCACTAATTTTCAAGGTACCTGAACTGTTCCAAAGTTGCCCTGCAACCCCCGGATCACTTGTAGGTAGGTTGGTCATTTTCACAACAGTATTTGAAAAAGTTTTGGCGCCCGAAATGGTCTGTGTGGTAGACACTAGAACTTGTTCGCTTGTTGACGCACCCGCCGATGCCCTTAATAAATTGACTCTGTATGCATTGACAGTTGTACTTGCACCTGACGTGCTTGCCGACGACACTGTGACAGTTGATCCGGTCAAAGATGCTGTGAATGTCAGTTGGTCTGAGCCTTTTGTGGACACGATGGGTCCTGATGATACATATGCGTCAGAACCGTCTGACACCACAAATACTTCTGAGATACTTGCCGCACTTTCTGAAGAACTGTTTCCTACAACAACATAGTGAGCACCATTGGCACTGTCTGTGGAGAAAGTGTCCATTGTGGTAGCACTGCTTGAAGTAGTGGTCTGTCCAACAGTCTTCGTGTTTGTACTGGAAGCATCAGATTCTGAATCTCCAAGCAACACCCTGTACATCTTGACTGCAGTGTTTGGTTCATTGGCACTTGCCCTCAATCTCACATTAGAACCACTGATGTCTGCTGTTAAACTTATCAGTTCATTGCTTCCTGTGAAGTTACTGTTGTATGTTGTGATGAATGCATCACTGCCGTTGTGTACGACCAAACACTCTATGTTGTGCAATTCTGTCTTGCCAGTGTTATTGGCACTTATGTAGTATTTCGCACCTCTGTACGTTCCGTGTGCCCAAGTGTCCAAATTTTCAACAGCACTGTCAACATCTGTGTTGATGATGGTAGCAGTGTTTCCTGAGCTTGATGCAGATGTATTGTCTCCTAACCCTATCTTGAAAAATTTAATAGAGTTTACTGCCGCTGTACCTGTACCTTTTAATCT